GGGGACATTATCCGCCGGCCCCGGCGTGGGCGACATTGACATTTCACAAACTCCCGAGGGCCAGGTTGACCCGGATCACTTGTATTCGGTCGTCATCGTCTTTATCGTCCGTGCGAGTCGCACGATATCCGCGGCTCAGGCCAGGATTAGCGAGCCAATCAACGCATGACCGACAACCGCTGGGTGGACTTTCGGCCACGCCGCGCCGCTTCCGCGAGCGCACGATCTCTGTCTCGCCTCTTGCGAGCGATCCCGATCCGGACCGCCGCCATCAGTGTGTCCAGGTTCACGCCCCGGATGCCCAGGGACGCGGCGCTGTCGATCATCCCGTCCCATTGCTCGGGGGGGATTTTATCGCGCCTGATCCAGCCCCGGACCGTCGCCTCCGGCACCCCGATCGCGCGGCAGAAGTCAGCGATAGTGCCCCATCGCCCGATCAGACCGACCGTATCGAGTACGCTACCGGACATACCTTCAAGCGTGCATCCTGCACGTTCCCCGGTCAAGCGGCGCCGGAGAACAAAATGAGCCAGGGCGTCACCCTCGCCACCCCCGCGCCGGGCAGGAAGCCGGCGAAGCGACTGCCACAGGCGGCCAAAAGGCTGCGCAAAATACGCGTCGAGGCGGGCTTCCGTTACAGCACCGAAGCGGCGGCGGCGATGCGCGTCAACCATATCACCTACAACCAGCACGAACGCGGATCGCGCCCGCTCACCGTCGCCGCGGCCCGCAAATACGCCGCCTTTTTCAAGGTCTCGGCATCCTGGCTGCTGCACGGCGAGGCCACCTATCCACACGCCATGGTACTGGTCGTCGGGAGAATTGGCGACGATGGGCGAGTGACCCCGGAACGGTATAGATTTTCCGACGTTCGTGGGGTAAAGCGGACTACTCAGGGAAGTGCCCAGGAATCACTCGCTTCGATTGATCGCGCCGCGTCGACCGACCTCAAAGAGAAGCAATTCGTTATCGACCTGTTTTCAAGAAAGTATCCGGAGTCCGCTTATAGCGAGCCGGTCTTGCTGTCGGCCCCGCCCGGCCTGACGATCGCGGAGGTCTCGCACTACGGCGCCATCATCGTCGATACCCACCTGCTCGAGCCGATCTTCTTCCGCGATGAAACAATCTATTACAAACCCCAGACCTTCGACGCGGCGCGCTATCGCTCGCGGCTGCACAACCGGCGCTGCGTCGTCCTGACCAGCGCGCCGATGTTGTTCGCTGGCGTGGTCATGATCGCGGACGATCATACGGTCAGCCTGACGGCGACGAATCACCGGCGCGCGGTCGATCTTGGCACCCCGCTGGCGATCTGGCCGATCGTCGGCGTCGAGTGTCCTGACCTATGAAATCCGCACGCCCGGCGCGGACCCCCACAGCGTAAGGTTTCCGCGAGAAAACAGCGGAAACCGCGTGAAATACGTCCTCTGACGCTTGCCATGAATCGTGCATCCTGTATCATTCGCGCGCACGCTTTCCGCAACCGCAAGAAGGACACCTCCACCCATGTCGCAGCACGCAGAACGCGCCACCAGCGCGCGTACCACCGCGCCCGTCGTCGACCAGCCCGAGCCGGGCATGTTCAAGCTCCGGCTGCACCCCGGCGGCTGGAACGCGGTCCCGGCCCGCATCGTCCTGACCGACGATCTCTGGTCGGCCGAGATCGACGGCGAACCCGCCGGCATCCCGCACCACGACCCGGCGAAGGCCGATGGCGTGCTGGCGATCTGGCACGCGCGCAAGACGGAAATCACCGAGAGCGAATACCGATTCCTGACCGGCGCGCTGAAAGAATGGGCGCGCGAGCATTACCCCGATCACCCGCTGCTCGATCCCCGCCGCCGCGTCTCGCTCAACGCGTTGCGCCCGATCCCGGCGCGCACCGCGCCGACGGCACCCGAGCCGGTCAGCGAGGAACCCCTGAACGCGCCCGAGCGGCCACGCCCGATGACCTCGGCGGAAATCCTCTCCTGGCTGGACTACGAGAACGAGGCGCTGGTCAAAGCGATCGAGCACGACATCACGCAGCTTCAGGCCGACAAGGGCATCGTGATCGATGACGACGCCGTGCTTGGCAGGATCAGCGCGAACGTCTCCATCGCGAACGCCCACCTTCGCCAGACCGGCAAAACCAAGGCGATCCAGCAGAAACCCTTCTCCGACGCCAACACCACCGTCCTGCGGTTCTTCCAGGGCCTTTCGGGATCGCTCGAGACGGCGATCAGCCCGGTCCAGCGCGAGATGAACGCTTACGGCACCCGCAAAGAGGCCGCGCGCCGGGAGGAGGCCGATCGCGCCGCCGCCCGCGCCCGCGCCGAGGCGGACCGGCTCGCCAGGGAAGCCGAGGCAGCGCTGCGCCACAACGCGCCATTGGCCGTGGCCAAACTGGACGCGGCCAGCACCGCGGCGAAGGCCGCCGAGAAGGCCGGGTCGTTCGCCACCGGCAAAGCCGCTGACCTCACCCGCAGCCATACCGACTACGGCAGCACCGTCAGCGGCGTCGAGACCTGGGATTTCCAGGTCGCCGATATATCCGCGGTTCCGTTGCAGTATCTGCAGATCAACGAGACGGAGGTCCGCCGCGCGGTCCGGGTCTACGTCCGCGACAACCTGGAAGCGGCCCGCGCGGGCGGCACGCCGATCGCCGGCATCACGGTCCTGCGCTCCATCGCCATGCGGACGAAGTGATGGAGGCGCGCGACTCAGTCGGGGGGTTCCCGCACATGCTGGGCGACCCCCGCGATACCTACCCCTCGCCCCACGAAGCAGCCGACGCCCTGATCGGCCGGCTGCGCGTGGACGGCTTCACCATCATTCTCACCGGAGGCCACGCCTGCCCGCTATGCGGCGGCAGCGGCCTCGATGAACGGGATCAACACCATGTCTGAGGTCATCGCCCGCAAGCAGGCACTCGCCGCCCCGGCCCTCCCCCGCGAGAGTTTCACGCCCATCCGCGAATGCAAAGATCTCGGCCAGCTTTTCTCGTCGGCCGATTTCCGCGAGCGCATCGTCGCCTCGGTCCCGAAGCACATGACCAGCGACCGAATTCTGAGCGTCGTGCTGCGGGCCCACATGACGAACCCGCTCCTGCTGCGCTGCACCCCGCAGTCCTTCGCGGGCGCGTGCCTCACCGCCACGAACACCGGGCTGGAGCCGAACAGCCCGCTCGCCGAGGCGCACCTGATCCCGTTCAAGCAGAAGATCAGGGCCAAGGGCGACCAGCCCGAGCGGGAGGTGGTTCAAATCCAGACCATCTTCGGCTACCAGGGCCTCCTGAAGCTGGCGACCAACACCGGCCGCGTCCTCTCGGTCAGCGCGAACGTCGTCTACCCGGACTCCGACATCTTCGACTGGATGGAGGGGTCGGAAACGTATCTCCGGTTCAAGCGCGGCGGGCGTCGTGAAAGGCGCGACGGCGACCAGCCCGGTTACGCCTATTTCCACGGCCGGCTGATGGGCGGCGGCGAGAGCATGGAAGTCTGGCCCTGGGGCGAAGTCCTCAAAATCCGCAATATGTCGCAGGCGTACCGGCACGCGATCAACGCCCGCGCCCAGGCCGAGGCGAAGAAGTGGCGCGTCCCGCTCACCTACACCGAGGCCCCGTGGGTCAAATGGGAGGAGCCGATGGCGCGCAAGACCATGATCCGCGCCGGGGTCAAATACCTGCCCAAGAGCGTCGAACTGGCGCTCGCCAGCCGCATCGACGAACTCGGCGAGCGGCGCACGATCGACTACAGCCGCGTGATCGACTTGGCGGGCAACGCGGCCGAGCCATCCTACGCCGACGCCGCCGTCACCCTGGGCGAGCACCAGCCCGATCCAGACCCCTCCGGCGGCGGCTCCGGGGGCCCAGGGGCCGGCGGCGCTCCCCGCGGCGGCTCAGACCCCGATCCCGACGACGGCCCGGCGTGGGACGACGACGACCCCGGCTACAGCGGCGGCGGTCCCTCGGGGTCCGCTGGTGGCGCCGCCGTCGGCGCCACCTTCGCCGACCGGCGGCCTGTCGAGAATCGCACCGATCAACAAACCCCGACCGGCGGCGCCGAACGTCAACAGGTCCGCTCCCCGTCTTTCGAGGCCTATCTGATCGACCCGGATGGCGAGGTCGAGGGCGATGTGTTCGTCGACCCGGTGGCGTGGGCGCGGGCGTTCCTCGACCTGGGCCGCGGCGCCTCCCCCGCCCAGATGATGGCGATGCTCGAGCATAACGAGGATGCGCTCGCCGAGGCCCGGCAGGCGCCGATCGCCGACCAACTGCTGGCCGTGCGCGACGAGGCGCGCGACCTCCCCTCCCCCTCGCTGATGATCCTGGGCAAGACGAGGGACGGGAAACCGGACTGGAAGAACTTCGTCGCGGCCTTCAGGGACGTCCTGTTCGGCTGGCGCGGCGACCTGGCCGCGTGGCTCGACGTCCAGCGCCACGTCATCACCCAGGCGCCGCTCGCGCAGCGGCTCCTGCTCGTCAAGGCGATCCGCGAGCGCGGCGATCAACTCAAAGCGGGCCTGCCCGAGTGGGTGCTCGAGATGACCGGCAGACCCGAGCAGAGGGCCGGTCAGGTGTCCGATCAGAGCGGACAACTGGCCGGGCAACACCCGAGCGAGGGGTGGTCGGACCCCGGACACGACCCGGACGGGGCCGGGCAGCAGGACGAGCAGGGCGAGCAGGGCGAACCGATCTTCCAGACCGCCGACGAGCGGCAGGCATACTTCCTGGTGCGGATCATCCGCGGCATGACCAACATCGAGGACATCCAGAATCGCGTCAGCGCGCAGCAGCCGCAGGAACTGATGCGCAAGCTGCGCCACGCCAACCCGGCGCTGTTCGCGTCCACGGAGGCGGCGATCAACGCGCGGATCGAGGAGGTCAAGGGGAAATGAGCGGACTGCCCGGCTTCGGCGACATGCTCGCCGAGGCCGACCGCGCCAACCAGAAGCGCCGCCAGGACCGCGAGGCGGCGCACCTCCCCGACACCTGGGACGAGGGCATCGCCCTCCACCGCCAACAGATCGCGGCCTATGACAAGGCCATCCGGGCGGGCGACTGGCGCCTCGCCAACGCGATCAGCCAGGAGGCCGACAAGCTGGCGGTCAAGCTGAACGGCGGCGACACCGGCATCCTCGCCGACAAGGAAACTTCCGCTGGCTACGTCCTGGCGCGGCGCTGCGCGGCCCCCGCTGGCACCGTCCCCCTCTGGGGCCAGAGCGGCGCGTTCCAGGTCACCGTCACCGCCCAGGATATACCGGTCGCGATCAAGTTCGACGGTCTGTTCGGCCTCGGCACCGACGGGTTCGAGGCCCGCGTGGTGGACAAGGATCGGCCGTTCATCTCGCCCACCGGGTTCCGCTCGTTTCTCAGCAATGTCCCGGTCGGCCGGGAGGTCGGTGTCGATCGGTACATCATCGGCGTGATCGAGGACCATGTAGCCCACGAACTGAAGAACCGACTTGTCATGGTCCGCCCGCCCGAGCAATTGTACGATCCGCCGCCGAAGGCCCCCAGGGAGAAGCGACCCAGGAAGGCCGCCCCGGCGGCTGAGCGAGGATGACACACGATGCTTCAAAGCCGCGGCGGCATGGGCATGCACAAGCACGGGATCAGCGGCCACCCGACCCGCCCCCCAGGCTACAAGCTGGGGCGCACCCGCGAGGCGAACGCGGCGGCGGCGGCGGACCGCGCGAGACGCCCGGTCACGCCGATGTATCCGACCCTGCGAGACCTGATGGACGCGTACCGGCGCCGGTAGCCGAGACCCGCCGATGACCGATGACGACGACGACGAGGTCTACTTCACGGAGGACGACCTCTGGGCCTGGGTCGCGGCCGCGATCCTGGTCGTGCGCGACAAGCTCACGCCGCCGGAGGACGGCTCGTGGGTCGAGTGGTTCCACGAGACGGTCGAGCCCGTCCGCGCCGCCGCCCTGCTCGCCGAGGTCCGCGCGATGCCGCCGGATGAGCGCGGCATGTATATCGCCGCGGCGAATGGCGACCACGACGCCTGAAAACGGACCAGATCCACTGAGCCCCGAAACGAAAAAAAGCCCCGGACCGCGATGGCCGGGGCTCTCAGTTTGCCGCTTCTGACGCGGCGAGTAACAGTGTATTCCAACGCTCGAGATAATGACAGGTCCAACGCCCGAGTCCACCCCGGAGTCCACCTCTGGGTGGCTGACCTACGCCGAGGCCGCCGAACGCCTCGGCAGCACCCCGGAGGCTGTCCGCACCCGGTCCAGGCGGGAGAACTGGCCGAAGCAGCGTCCCAACGTCGGCGGCGGGCTGGCCCGCGTCATACCACCGTCGGAACTACTGACCACCTGTGCCCGGCCCGTGCCCGACTGGCTGCGCGCCTCTGCCCGACCGGCCGGGCGACACCCGGTCGAGACCCGAGCAGACCCCGAGCAAGACCCGGTCGAGACCCGAGCAACACCCGAGCAACCCCCGAGCGAGGCCCGGTCTGGGGTGGACTCGGAGGTCATCGCCATGCGACGCCACATCGCCGACCTTCGCCTCGCCCTGGAGCGGGCCGACGAGCGGGCGGCCGAGCGGCAGGCCCAGGACGGGGCCACGATCCGATTTCTGCAATCCCAGGTCGAACGCATGCAGGCGGCCGAGGCGGCCCCGCCACCGGCCCCCACGGGCGCGCCACGGCGGCGCTGGTGGCGGCGGCGCTGAAAGGGTAGGGGAGGGGGCCACACCGGACAGGAGGACCAACGGATGTCCGTCGTCGCTTTCATCCTCGCCGCGACCGACGCGGGGCCCATGATCGTCAACCGGCTGGACGTCTGCCAGACCGAGAGCGGCTTCTTCGGGATCGGCGCCTCGCTGCTCAGCACCGGCGCCAGCCCCGAGGCCGCCGAGATCGCCGGGATCACCGGCCTGCTGCATCTGCGCCGCCAGCATCACGGCGACGGCGTGGTGGTGATGGATATCGGCGCCAACATCGGCACCCACGCCTTGGCGTGGGGCAAGGCCATGCGCGGCTGGGGCCGCGTCATGGCGGTCGAGGCGCAGCAGCGGGTTTACTACGCCCTGTGCGGGAACGTCGCGCTGAACAACCTGTTCAACGTCACGGCCGTCCACGGGGCGGTGGGCGAGGCCAACGGGATCATCACGATCCCCGAACTCGACCACGAGCGCTCGGCCTCGTTCGGCTCACTCGAACTGCGCCGCGTCACCGGCGAGGATATCGGCCAGACGCCAACAAGCGAAACGAGCGTCGCGATGTTCACGATCGATGATGCCATGCGGGGCGGGCGCGTCGATCTGATCAAGCTCGACATCGAGGGCATGGAACTCGACGCCCTGGCCGGCGCGGAGGCGACCGTCGCGAAGTATCACCCCGTCATCGTCGCCGAATGGACGAAATGCGGCGAAGCCCCGCTGAGCGCCTGGCTCACCGCGCGCGGCTACACCGTCCACGGCACCGGCATGAACACCCTCGCCGTCCACGCCGACGATCCGATCCGGGCGGGGTTCGCCGCCTAGCAGCCGGCCTCCGCGTCGGGAACCAGATGCGGCCTGGGCGCGGGCGGCAGCATCTGGGCGGCCTGCTCGCGGGCGAGCGCGTCCAGTTGGCCCTGCACCTGGTGTTTGAACGTCAGCAGCGTGTCCGCCACTTCCTCGAAAGGCTGGCGGCCCAGCACGCGCTGAATGTCGTTGAAGGTTTCCAGGCTCATGGTCAGCGTGACGGTGGGGTTGTTCATCGGTGTCATTGGTGGCTCCTCATGCCGTGGTTGAGTCGGTCAGCAGCCCGGTCGCGGCGATGGCCGTGAGCAGGGACGCGAGCGCGGCGTTGCCGCCGCGCGATCCGGTTACGGCCGGTTTGGCGACCGGCGCCGTGCCGTTGAAGCCCGGTCGTTGCATCGAGACGTTGGCCGCGAACACGATGTTGCCGGAACCGCTCGGCAGCATCACGATGTCGGTCCCCCCGGTAGAGCCGGGAGAAACCAGCAGCGCGTTGTTCGCGGGTCCGCCCACGGTCAACCCGTTGGCCGCCGTCAGCCCGCCCGAGCCGCTCACCGTCAGCCCGCCAGACCCGCTCGTCGCGAGTGTGACCGCGTTGCTCGCCCCCGCGCCCGGTGTGACCGTCAGGATGCTGTTGGTGCCGCCGCCGATAATCATCGGCGCGGCGAACTGGAACCCGGCGGTGCCGGCGTTGGAAAAATACACCGGGCTGGAGGGGTTCGCGCCCGGCGCGATCGTCATGTTGTTCTGCGTGCCGCCACCGGGCGTGCCGACCTGAAGGAACGACCCGCCGACCTGGACGGAGGGGGCGCTCAGCAGCAGGTAGGTGCCGCTGGCGGCCAACGTGGCGACGGCGCCGACCGTGGCACCGGGCGTCATGGTGAGCACGTTCCTGGACCCGGAGCCCACGATCAGGGGACCGGCGGCGCCCACCGTGACGCCGCCCACGCCACTCGCCGAGAGCAGGATGGCATTGGCGCCCGCCACGCCCGGCAGGATGCTCAGGATGTTCTGCGTCCCGCCGCCGACCACGATGCCGGTCGTCCCGGTGAACTGGACCCCGGCGGTGCCGCTGACACCCAGCACGACAGTACTGGCCGCCGTGGCGCCGGGCGTGACCGTCAGGGTGTTGTTGGGGCTCACGCCAACGGAGAGGCCCCCCGTGCCTGGCGTCACCGCGATCCCACCCGTCCCGCTCGCCGCGATCAGGGCGGCGGTGGCGGCCGTGGCACCTGGCGTGAAGGCCAGGGTGTTCTTCGGGTTGGCGCCGAACGTCACCCGCCCGTTGTTCCGCTCGATCATGAAGGCGTAGCCGAGCGGGGCGCCGGTATCGTCGAACGGCATCATCGCGAACCGGGTGCCCAGGTTGCCGGTGCTCTCGGCCGCGGTGTCGCCGATGTGGACGCCCCAGCGCATGACGCCGTTGCGCTGCGCCGACAGATACCCGGTGTCGGAGTTCCCGGTGACCGAATTGAACTTCACGCCCGGCCAGCCGGGCCCGGTGCTGTTGATGTAGAGGTTCGGGTCGTTGACCCCGTTGATGGTGATCGGCGCCTTGGACGAGAGGCCGTCCGCCAGATCGACGATGCCGGTGTCGCGCCAGATCTTGAACGGGTAGTCCAGCAGCGTGCCGGTATCGTCGAAGCGGGCGAACTGAAGGTGCGAGCCGGTGTTCAGCGCGACGTCGCTCTCGATATCGACCGAGCCGAGATGCAGGCCCCAGCGGCGAAGGTTGTTGACCCGGCCCGAGATCAGGTTCGCGCCCATCACGCCCGAGGTCGCGCGGGCGTGGTTGAGGATCATCTCGGGCCAGGTGGTATCGCCCGCGATGGTGTTCTCGATCACCACCTGGGCCCGGTCGGCCGGGTCGGAGGCGAACACGTGCAGGCCCGCGACGGTGGCGCCGGAGTAGGTCACCGCGAGGTGGGCGAAGGTGCCGGTCCCGCTGACCGTCAGGTCGCCCGTTATGTTGGAGCCGAGCGAGGTCGGCGCCGGAGCCCAGGCGGAATTGACCCGGCAGTAGTAAAGCCCGTCGGTCGGCGCCTCGGGGATGCCCACGCCGCCCCCGGCGATCAGCGCGTCGACGTAGGCCTTGGAGGCCGCGTGCAGCGGCTGGGTCGGCGTGTTGCCGAGCGTCAGATCGCCGAGGACCGAGGGGTTGGTCAGCCAGCCGCCGGTGGCGTCGACCTTCTGGCTGAACCAGTAATTCCACTCCTGGGCGAGCGGCACCTGGTTCGGCTGAATCTGGGGATCGCTGTTGGTCCCGACGGTGTTGGTGGCGCTCATGCTGGCACTTTCCCGAGGCCCACGTTGGTCGCCTGGATCACGAACGGGCCGGTGCCCGCGATCGGCCCCAGCACCTGGAAGTCGCCCGCCGTCGAGGTGCATTGCACCTGGCCGGTGACCACCCGATCCACCGTCACCACGATGAACGCCTGCGCGAACGTCACGCCCGGCACCGTCTCGGCGGCGTGCGTCAGTTCCGCCTTGAGCAGCGGCAGCGGCGGGGTCTCGCCGAGGATGTCCTCGAAATACCGCACCCCGCGCGTCGTGTCGTAATAGCACTCGGCGCGGAACAGGCGGATCGCCGAGGCCACGTCCTGGGCCAGCGAATAGGGCTCGGAGGCGACGGCGATGTTGCCGAAGGCGTCCAGGCACAGATCCCAGATCAGCGTGTCCAGCAGCAGGGTTTTCATCGGCTCAGGCGGCGGGCGGCGAGCACGACGCCGCTGTCGATGACCAGCGTGTTCGACGGCAAGGTGGTCGAGAACCCGCCGACGACCTGTTGGCAGGCGTAGGTGAAGTTCGCGACCGCGTTGGTCAGCGCGACGAATTCGGCCGCCGGCCACGCCCGCTCGGCGCCGTCGACGTCGGGCCAGTTGAACGTGACGTCTCCACCCGGCAGGCCGAGGCCCGCGTTGATCTGCGCCACGACGCCGGTCATCGAATGGCGCACGCTCTCGTTGTTCGGGTAGGTCGCGCTGAGCGCCGGCACCGTCACGCATTGCACGATGACCGGCTGGCTCATCATCGCCGTGGCCTCATCGGCCGGCGTCAGGACCGGCGGCGGCGGCGTGTAAGGCACCAGCGCGCCGCCCTGGACCGCCCACATCCGCTCGGTCCGCGCGTCCCACTGCTGGGGCGTGAGCGCCATCATGTCCTCGGGCGGCGGCGGGTTCGGATAGGTCAGCGCGTCGGTGTCATACCAGCCGAGCACCGGCTGCGGCGCGGGCCGTGAACTGTCAAAATGCGCGAATTGCGGCATGGTCAGAAACCTATCGCGATGACGAAACAGGCGAAGGGCGGCGTGAAAAACGGGGTAGTCAGCGTGGCGCCGAACTGCGCGTTGTTGATCTGGGAGATTCCCAGTGACGAAGGCGACGTGGTGCTGACATCGTAGCCGAATGAGCCCACCACGACGAAGCAGAAGTTGGGAAACGCGATCGGGAAATTCCACACCGAGGTCTGTTGCGTGGGCACGCCGATGGACAGCCACTGAATGATCAGCCCGTCCGGGAACCTCTGATAGCTGCCGTTCAACGGGAAGTCGTTGAGGTTGAGCACGCGGGTGCCGTCGCCCGTTCCGGTGGCCCCGACCGAAAGTCTCGCGCTTTCCGCCACGAAGGCGTGCGCGATCGAGAGGTTCCCGACGCCGTCGAGCACCATCCCGTTCCCACTCGGGGTGGCCCAGGAGCGGGTGCCGTTCTGCCCGTTCCACAGGTCGTACCAGCCGCCCGCGCGGTAGACCTGGTATTTGTGGCCGCCGTTGACGCGATCCACCTGGAACGACCACTCGCGGCCATTGAAGTCGTTCGGGCTGAAGTACGTCCCGGCATACATCGCGGCGGGCGTCAGGATTTGCCCGGTGACGGAGAAATTGCCCACCGGGTCCAGCGACATCAGCGTCTGTTCGCCGCCGCCGGCCGCGCCCACCCAGGACCGCGTGCCGTTCGAACCGTTCCAGAAATCGTACCAATGGGAGCGATAAAACTGGAACTTGTGGCCAGCGGAGGGATCGACCTGAAACGACCACTCGCGGCCGCGGTCGGCGTTCGGCGAGAAGAAGCTGCCCGCGTAGATGCCCTGACCCACGACGACCTGGCCGTTGACGTTGGCGTGCCCGTCGACCTGAAGCGCGTTGCCGGCGATCAGCGCGGTCGTGGGCGTGGCGGTGACGTGCAGCGATCCGACACTCGCCGCTCCCCCCACGGTGGCCCCGTTGGTGGCGGTCAGGATCGAGGCGGAAACGGTGCCGCCCGCCGTCAGGTTGCGGACGTTGGAGACATCGCCCACGTCGCTCAGCGTGAAGATCTCGGCGGTGTAAGCGTTGTTGACCACCGATAGGTTGCCGTTGACCGCGCGCAGCCACTTGCGCGGCGTGACCGTGCCGTTGCCGACGAAGGCGATCCCGGCGCCAGCGGAGGCGGCGGTCGTCCCGAGCCCCACCGCCGCGGTGACCGTCAGGCCGGCGACGTTGGGATCGGGGAACTGCGGGGTCTGCCAGCCGCCGCCGCCCGCGTCCGGGTTCGAGAGGTTGTTGTCGGCCGTCGATTGCCAGATGAGGTTCGGGACCGTGTTGGAGCCGACGCGTGCCTCGGCCGGGTAGCCGCCGATCGCGCCCTGGAAGGTCGGGTCGTAGCGGATCGGCCCGCCCGCCTGCTGCCAGCGCTCCCAGGCGGTGATCTGGTTGAGCACGCCGTTCATGTCGGCGCCGAACGGCGGCACGCCGCCGGCCGCGACGGGGGTGAAGGTCAGCGGCGGGAAGCCGTCCGAGAAGCTGGCCGCGCCCGGCGTGACGTGGATTTGCGAGGCGTTCGGCACCGGGCGGATAAAACCCGCTCCGGCGCCCGAGGCCCACGGCGTCGGCATCTTCAGAGGTTGGCTGGTTACTCGCTGCATGGCACCTCTCAGATGACCGTGGCTGTGGCGCGCACGCTGCCCGTCCCGCCGATCCGCGCCGCGCCGGCCTCCCTCTCCACCGCCCCGACACGCACGAGACCGGCCCCGGCGACGATGGCGCCAGCAGCCGCGACCGTGTGTGTCCCCGCGGCGCGCACGCCACCGGCCCCGGCGATCGCCGCGCCGGCCTGGACCCCGCGCCGGATCACGGCGTCCGCCTGGACCCCGCCCAGGCCCGCCACGCGGGCCGCTCCGGGGAAGGTGCCGGCGAGGTGAACGGAGGCGTCCACCTGGACCGAGCCCACGCCGCCCAGGACGGCCGCCGTGGCCCCCCGGACCACCGGGTTGGCGATCACCCGGCCGGAGCCGGCGAACAGCGACGGGGCGAGGCTGACCCCGCCTCCCGCGCGCATCCCGCCGCGCCCGTCGATCTGGGCCGCGGCCGCCTGGCGCAGCCACGAGGGCTGGCCGAAACTGTAGGTGACGTTGACCCCGGTCGGCCTCGGGAGCACCCCGGACTGGCTGATGATCGCGGCGACCACCCGCGGCGGGAGGAACTCGAAGACGTAACTGAGCGACATGTTCCGGTTGTCGGCGATGTAGGTTTTGCCCAGCGAGCCGAACAGATTGATCAGCAGTTGGTTGGTCGCCGGGATCGAGCCGTCGATGATGTTGAACGCGGCCTTGGCCAGGATCAGCACCCGGTAGCCGTCGTCGCTCAGCGCGAAATTGCCGGTCAGCGGCTCGTTGTTGAAGAAGATGCCCTGATTGAACGGCCACGCCGACAGCGCGGTGGCCTCCTCGAAGCCGAACCACGGGTCGTCGACCTGGATCTTCAGCACCCGATCGACCGCGACGATGCGGCCCCAGACATCGAGGCCGTAGCCCTGGGCGGTGTCGACGTTCCAGACGAGGTCGTAAAACGCATCGAGGTTCGCCGTCGGGTCGAGCCACTGATTGACGGCGTAAAGTAGAGTTTGAATAGTTGGTGCCTGGTTGTACTGGCTTATTACCGTGCCCTGCCAGTTGATCACGGCGAGGCCACCAGCGCGACCGAGATATTGGCCGCCGAGAGGACCGGCACATGGGCGATCCCCACATGCACGTCGTCGAGCGTGGCGACCATCGAGGTGATCGCGGTCCCGGCCGGTATGCCGGTGACCAGGCTCTGGTTGAGGTTGTAGGTGCCCACCCCGCCGATCCCGGTGCCCAGCGAGGCGATCTGGATGCCGTCCGGGATTCCATTGCCGACCAGCGTCTGGCCAACGGCCAGCCCCGAGCCGGCGGTCACCGTCAGCACGTTGGAGTTGGCCGGCACGGAGCCCACGATCCCGGCCGAGGCCCCGGCGGCGGTCGAGCCGAGCTTGATCGAGACGAGCTGGACCCAGGCGCCGAGGCGCGCGACCGGGGCGTAGTAACGCGAGGCGTAAACGATCGACCCGATCCGCGCCCGGCTGCCCCCGTCATCGCCGGCCCAGGCGGTCAGGATCGCGTTCCGCACCTGGATCAGCGCGTCCTGCGGCACCGATGGTGAATTGACCAGCGTGACGTTGACGATGAACGTCTGCGGGATCGCGATCTGAAACGATATCTGATAGCTGGGCGCGGGCGGCGCATAGCCTCCGTTGTCGTCGGTCACGACCACCGTGGTCGATCCGGCCATGTTGCAGCCGGGCGCCTTCTTGGTGAAAATGGCGTGCGCGATGTCGCTCGACAGGCCGCCGGCCGCGCAGACGTAGAGCGAGTGCGGCGGCAGGGTGATCCCGTCGAGGATGACCGGCGTGTCGGTGAAGTTCTCCGTCGTGTAGGCGTCCAGCACGTTGGGCGCGCTCAGCACGGCGCCTTGCACCGAGGCCAGCATGCCCATCGAGTTGGCGGCGACCGAGTTGTAGCGGCGGCGCTCGAACTGTGCACGGCTCTCGACATCCTGGCCGACCACGCCGTCGCTGTTGTTGAAGATCGAATCCCAGCCGGGGATCACCTGCCAGACCTGGTTCAGCGATCCGGTCGGGCAGGCCACGGGCCCGGTGATGTCGCACTGGAACGGCAGCGTCACCGTGCCGTCGGCCCCGATCGTGCCGCCTCCGGTGGCGGCGTAGAAGTTACCGTCGGTCGCCTTCGCCAGCACGCCGGGCGGGATCACCACGCCCTGCAGCCCGCGACAGGTCGCCTGCACCGTCGTCGGCAGCGCCGGGTTCCGTTCCAGGAAGTAAATGCGCGCGATGCCATCCTGCATCCGGCCTTGCGCGTAGGAGGGGTCGACGTTCTGCGTCAGCAACAGGAACTGGTCGTTGGTGTCGGAGATGATCGCGGTCTGGGTGCTGGCCAGTTGACCTTGCGGGGTCTCCGGCGCGGGGTTCAGCCCGCCGCCGAAGCACGCCTGCAGGTCGGCCAGCACGCCCGCGAGGATGTCCGCCTCGGTCGGCAGCAGGAAGCCGGTCGCCGTGAATACCGGGCGCGGAACGCTGGTCGTGCCACTCAAATGGACCTCCCATCATCGTCATGCGACCGGAAAGAAGTAACCGAGGAAATAGCGGGTATCGAGGCCGGTCCAGTCGGGGTCGGCGAGGCCCTGGCTGTCCCAGAAGGCCAGATCGCCGACGAAGCCGAGGTAGCCGTCGCGCACGATCCGCACGCGATCCAGCGCCAGCACGCCGCCGATCACCAGCACGCCGTTGATGCCGAGATCGACATAGAGGCCGGTCGTGCGCTGGTAGACGTTGAGGTTGCAGTTCTGATTCTGCAATTGAACGCTGAGCACCTGAGACGGCACCGCGCGCAGCGGAATGATCTGGCGCGTCGTCGCGATCACGAACCCCGACATCAGAAGACCACCCCTGGCGACACGTTCAGCCCGGTAGAATTGACCTCTTCCCTGGGCTGCGGCGGCGCGCTCGCGGCCGGCATGGCGGGCGGTGGCGGGTCTTCCGATGGCCGCGCCCGGTCGGGGACCGGCGTGGGACCGGGCGGCGGGTCCGCTGGCGGCGGCACGGGTGGCGGGTCTTCCGACGGCCTGGCCCGATCCGGCGGCTTCCTCGGCCCTGGGTCCGTGCCCGGCGGGGCGTCGGTCGGCTGGGTCTGGCCGTTGTTGTTGGCCGGCTCCGAGGTGGGCGATTTCGGCTCGTTGGTGAACGAGGCGCCGGTGATGATCCGCACCTCTTTGACCCACACGTCGACCACCAGCAGATTGACCCCGCGGCGGCTCTCCCGCGCGTATTCCAGGTGCGTGAGGTTGGCGCTGTAGTAAAGCGCCTCGGGCGTCACCACGGTGAACAACTCGAGCGAATTGACGGCGGCCTCGAGCGCGGCCAGCAGTTGCGTCCGCCGCGCCGCGCCGCCGGAACTGCCGACCACGAATGAAATCCGCACGTCGTACGGCACGGCGACCTTGTTGTAGCTGGCGAAGCCGCCGTCCTCGATCGGGAACTCGGCGACGCGCATCTCGCGCCGGTAGTCGATCTTGATCACGGTCTCCCACGGCGCCACCGGCAGGCCGTTCCGGTTGAAGATGCCCCAGCGCGGGCCGGTGAACATGCCGAGCGTGATATCGGCGGTGACGAAGCCACCCAGGCTGGCGCTCAGCGACAGGCCGAACGGCGACAGCGAGACCCCGCCGGTCAGCGGGCCGATCCCGCCCGACAGCGAGCCGGTGATCCCGGCGGTCAGGCTGGCCGAGACATTGCCCCCGATACTGCCGCCCAGGGAGCCACCGATCCCCGCGTTCAGGCTGCCGCCTATGCCGACGCCGACCGAGCCGGTCAGCCCGCCGAAACCCCCTCCCAGGCCCGCCGAGGCGTTGACGTTCACGCCAGCCCCGGTGATCCCCAGACTGGCTCCGAAACCCCCTGTCAGGGTCGGCACGCCCGGCCATTGCAGCACCGCCGGGGGCGGCGCGATGTTGAAGCCTCCCGAGGCGGTCAGGCCGAACACCGGGTTGAGACCGATGCTCCCCGATATCCCGCCGGATATGCCGCCGATGCCGCCGGTGATGCCGCCGCCGATTGAGATCGACATCTCAGGCGAGCCCCGTGTCGGCCTGGGCCGCGTAGTCGAAGCGGCGCAGTTCGCGCTTCAGGTCGCGCGCGATCCCGGCCGCGTCGGTGGCGGCGGTATGGACGTGGATTTGCGCGATATGGGTCTGCGAGGACATCGAGTGGTCGACGCTCATCGCCGCGAACTGCGCCCGCTGGCCGGCGGCCGAGGCGCCGAAGGCGGGCGAGAGCGATGGCGCGTCCGACGCGAAAGCCGGATCGCCGCCCGTGCGCCACGACGTCCTGGCCGGCCGCGGGGTCACCCCCCGCGCCCACTCGTCGGCCGAGTGCCGCCGGAAGCGTTCGTCCATGTCGGCCTGCGTCGCCCCCGGCGCGGCCTCCGCTCCTCCTGGCAGCGAGGTCCAGATGCGATTGAGCGCGGCGGCGATGCGGGGAAGGTTCGCGGGGTCTTTGAGGTCCTGGTCAAGATCACGCCCGTGTGTGTTGCGCGCATACATCTGGCGCGCGTAGAACTGGAAGTTGATGTCCTGGTCTTCGTGAGACGACCTGTCCCAGCGCCCGGTCTGGGCCGCGACCTCCTTCCAGGTCGAGTCCTTGAACTGATACCGTCCGAAGGCGGTCACCGAGTTTGGCCGCGTCTCGTAGCCCGCCCTGCCGGCCTCGCGGTCCGCGATGGTGTCCGCGAAGGCGCGCATCTCCGGGCCGCCGGCCTCCGTCGATGTCGTTCCGGGATTGTAGCCGCCGCCGATCTCGGTCTGGTGGGCCGTGGCCTTTTCCTCAGCCATTTTCTTGAGCGCGTCGGCCGAGTCCTTGGTGTTCTTCTCGACCTCCGCGAGCCGTTCGAGTTCCAGTTCGCGCTCGGCGACCACCTTCTCGACATCGAGGCGGGTGAATGATTTGCCGTCCTTGGTGAACTCCGTCGGATGGCCGAAATCGTCCACGTTCTTCGTGTTGTAGCCCATCTGCCAGGCCTTGGCCTCGGTATCCCCGGCCTTGAACTGCGCGAGGGCCGCCGCCGCCGTCAGCAGGACCACGCCGGTGCCGACCAGGGCGGGTGGCGAGATGAGCGCGGGAGCAAGGTCGGGGAGCGCCGACGCCGCCCTGGGCGCGGCCTTCGACAGCAGCCCGCCCAGCGTCACGATCTCCCGCATGCTGCGGATCACGGAGGCGACCTTGCCGGCGGCCCAGATGCCGAAGAACACCTCCATCACGGTGCCCCAATGCTCGAACGACGACGCCACTTTGTAGACCTCGGTCGCGGCCGTCCCGGCTGCTTTCGCGAACGCGGTGGCATCGGTGATCATCTTCTCGAAACGGCCAGAGTTGACGAATTTCTCGACGTCGGTGGCGATCTGCACGATCGCGCCGCCAATGGCCTTGGCCCAGGTCTCGATGGTGTTGTCGCCCTTGTGCAGATTGAGCCAGTTCTGGATTTTGCCGACCACGATATCGATGGACGGCGCCAGCGCCTCCATGAACGCCTTTCGCATTCCCTCGATGGTCTGTTTGGCGAGGTCGAGGTCTTGCACCAGCTTCTGGCTTTGCAGCCCTTCGCCCTCTTTGGTGTAGTTGCCGGTGCCGCGCTGCAGTTCCAGTTGATGTTGGATTTCCGCCGGGCCGCGCGCGATCATCGGCGCGATTTCTTCCATCCCGGCGCCGCGCAACCGCTCGGTGATTTCCGGCTGCTTCATGCCGCGCCGCTGCGCCGACTGCGCGATCTCCATCATGATCGCGAAGGGGTCTTTCTTGCCGCCCTTCTCGTCATTGATATTGACGCCGAACAATTCCAGCAGCGAGTTTTTGGTCTGGCTGTTGCCGGTGAGTTTAAGTTCTTCGAACGCGCGCTGGATCGCGCCGACGCTGTGCGACACGCCCTCCGCCGTGGTGCCCATCCGCGCGGCCATGCCCATCCACAGCGACAGCGCCTCGACGTTCACATTCATCGACGCCGCCAACTGGACCATCTGCGTGTTGGTCTTGGCCACGTTCATGAACAGCCGTTCCATCGCCGAGACGGACATCGCGATGCCCATCATCGACAGCAGTTCGACACCGACGCGCCGGATCGAACTGGCGACCTTGTCGTAGCCCTCCTCGGCCATGCGCGTGGTGGCGCGCATGGTCTCGGCGGTCTTCTTGGAGGCGTCCTCTTGCTCCTTGCCGCCCCGCCGCGCCGCCGTCCCCTGCGCGTCGGCGGCTTCCTGGGCCGCCTGGGTCGCCTCGCTCGCCGCCTCCCGCTGCACGCGCGCGGTGTTCTGGGCCGTGGCCTTGGTCGACTGCTCGATCTTGTCCAGGTTCGCCAGCATCTTCGCCAGCAGGCTATCGGAGGCCGTCTGCGCGTCGGCCGCGCCCTTCTGGAAACCGCCCGGTTCCAGGGTCAGCGTCATCGCCAGTTCGTCAATGATCGTGGGCATCGCGGCCCCCTTAAATCATGAGGTCGGGATCAGGTTCATCGGTTGCCCGGACGCGCCGAACGTGGCGTGCCACTGACCGCCCGGTGACTCCGACTCCAGCGAATACGAGTAGCCGTAAATGTAGAAAAGCTTTTGTTCCATGTTCCAGAGATGGCTTTGCACCACGATCTTGATGCCGAGCTTGAGCGGGCGGAACAGGGTCGTGACCATGATGCCGCGACTATCGAAGATCGGATAGGTCTTCATGCCGCTGGTGGGCGAGATCAGCGGCACCTCGCCGGTATCGCGGGACCGGCCGCGCGGCCAGATCGCCAGCACGCCGTTCTCGTTGGTGAAGTTGATGCCGGCATGCTCGGCGATCCGCCGCGCCTGCTGCATCGCGGTGCCGGGGTAGTAAATGTCGCGCAGCTTCGCCACGACGCCGTGGTTCTCGAACGTCAGCTTCATCTGTCCGGCGAGTTGTTTCATGATCGTCGCGACGTCGACGCCCCCGGCGACCGAGATCGGCGGCGCCGGTTTCATCTCGTCGTAGGCCCCGGCGAACGCCTCCACCATCAGCGCGACGTCGGGCTGGCTTTCGCCGTCGAAATAACAGTTGACCAGCACGCCCTTGAAGATCCGCGTCATGCCGGCGAGGTCGTCGCCCGCGTTGACCTCGATGGTGTGATTGAGCACGGCGGGATATTGCAGCCCGCGCGTGGTGAGCGCGATCATGTCCTTGAACGGCATCCCGTAGACGCGCACCGAGCATGTCGTCTTGGCCCCGGCCGCGGCGTGGGAAATCGTCACCGAGCAGCGATGGCCGGTCAGGCGCAGCGTGTTGGCGCCGTTGGCGAAGGTCGCCGGCTTGCCGGTGGACTCCGGCCTCCCGCCGACCAGGATCACCTCGGTGCCGAGTTGGAACGTGAGGTCGATCCGGCGGCGGATATAGGGCGTCGCGCCGCCCTGCCCGGCGGGCGTGGGCGCGGGCGTGGGCGCGGGCGAGGTCGGGCCAGGGGGGGCGGTGGTCGCGGCGCTCACGGCTACTGTGGCACGCCCGAGAGCCCGCCACCGGGCTGGACATCCTTGTGCCGGTGGGTGTCGTCGATGCTGTGGCCGTTGCTGGTCACCGTGCCGCCGCTCTGCTGGACGTTGCCCACCAGCTTGATGTTCGGCGCGCTGATGGTGACCGTCCCCGGCGAGTGCAGCACGATCCCATCGTCGGTGAACTGCACGTACTGGCCGGGCGCGGCCGTGGCCATGACGGTGCCGACATAGAGCGCGTCGGCGTAGTCGTGCCGGCGGTGCGAACCGGGCGCGGAGGCGGCGCCGCCATTGGCCTTGACCGCCGAGATATCGCGCGAGGCGCAGACGATCACGCCGACGTCGTTCACTTTCGGGTCCATGATGATCCCGTGCCCGCCGTTCTGCATCCGGTGGTATGGCACGTTGAAGATCGTTCCGTGCGGGTGGACGTTCCCCAGCCCGTCGATCTGGTGCACCAGCGGGGTCACGTCGATCGTGCCGGGTTGGCCCAGCTCGCCGTTCTTGCGCACCGCCACGACCTTGACCACCATCGAGGTGGCCACCTCCGACAGCACCGAGCGGACCAGGAAGCGCAGCGCGTTGACCTCCGAGCCGTCCTCGCCGACGGCGCCGCGGAAGCCGACCCAGCCGTCCGTTTCGCTCATTTGGGTCTGTCCTCTCGCGCGGCCCACTTGTTGGCGAGCCGCTGGTTGAAGCCGTCCACCTGGATGATCTCGGCCAGCATGTAGAGGTCGGCCACGCCGTAGACGGTCTGCAGTTCGCGCAATGTCGCGAGTTTCGCCGAGATCACCGCCCCAACTGTTGCGCTGGGAAGGTTGCGATATTCGGCCCACTCTGGTTCGTCTCCTCCAACGGTTCCGTCGTCCAGTTGAAGTAACGAGCGCGTACGGAAAAACCCAGATGGGTGTCGAACCATGCCTCCCGGATCGCCAGCCGCGTGGTGATTTCCTCGATGTCGTCCTCGATCAGCGGGCGCGTCAGCGCCCGGTTCGGATCGGGTTGAATCGTGACGCAATCCATCATCTCGTCGAGCAGCGGCTTGGCGACGATCCAGTCGATGCCGCCGACGCCGTGCACCGCCACCCAGGCGGCGATGCCCTCGACGCCCATCTGGAAGAACCCCGACGGGACGTTCTGATTGCCCTTCGCGAGCATGGTCAGCAGCCGGCCGGCCCAGTACTCGGCCGCCGCCGCGCTCATTTCGGTGATCCAGAAGACCTTGCCCAGGTCGCGGCCGGACCGCTCGATCACCAGCTTTTCGCGCCGCCGGGCCACGTTACAGCGGCGCCCCGGTGATCGACTGCCAGGTGATGGTGAACCGCCTCGGCTGCAGCACCCGGCGCGCGTCGGTCATCGGCGGAAAGTTGGTCAGGAACCCCTGGACGCAATAGAAGGTCCGCCCGATCGAGGCCAGGGTGATATGCGCATTCGCGATGTAGGCCTCGCGCGCCTGCTCCTGGGCATTATACCAGGTGTCGAACACGAGGTTGCTCGGGCTGTCCGCCTGCAGCGCGATGGTCTGGACTTTCGGTTGCGGCGTCCAGCCACCGGAGAGGATGCCGTCCACGCCCATCAGCGTTTCCACCGGCGCCACCAGCGCGTGCGAAAACACGTCGTCGGCGGCGAAGCCGTGCAGTTGTTGCGGCGTCGGAAAAAGGCTCGTGACCGAAATCATGAAGACCGCGTTCGCGGCGGTGATGGTCGCCATTGGAAATCTCCTGTCGCTTGCTGGACGTTACTGAACCATCACAGAGGCGAGGGTGATGCGCTGGACAGAGCCGCCGTCTGCGTACCAAAAGGTGCATGGCGGGGTTCCGCGGTTGCCCCGCACCTGGGGCGCCGCGTCGAGCACCTGCAGGTAGTAGCCGATGCTGTTCAGAATGCCGTCGATCGGCACGCCGGCCATGTTGTTGACGGCGTTGATCTGGGCCTCGCTCAGCGTCACTCCCGCGCGGATCGCGCCGAAGTTCAGCGCGGCGTTGATCACGTCCTGGCAGGCCGCCTTGATCATCGTGTAGCCGACCTGGGTGTAGGGGATGCTGCCGGTCTGGGTGAGCAGTTCCATCAGCGCCTGCTGGAAGCCGTTGTTCATCCAGATCTGATTGATGAAGCTGTCGATCCACTTATACGGGCCTGACACGACGCCCGGATAGAGGAAGCGGAACTGGTCGTTGGCGGTCGTCCAGATGCCGTAATAATTGTAGAAGTTGGCTTCGAGGTTGGCCGCGATCCCGCCGTCGGTGATGTCGGGGATGATGCCGGTCTGGCCGCGGAACGCCAGCGTTTTGCGCCCATTGAGGCGGTTGAAGTCGATCGCCGCGATGACCCCCATCGTGAAGGCCGCCAGGTTGCGCCCGTTCGAGACGTTCGGCGAGTAAATCACCGCGGTGCCCGACGACAGCGAGGTATGCAGGATGCTGGCGAGGCTGTTCGGCGCCGAGGCCGAAACGGTGGGCGCGACGTCATTGTCCCAGGCCACGTAAAGGTAGTTGCTCTGCTGCAGATTGGTCCACGCGGCGAACGCCTGTTTCTGCGTGTTCTGCCCCGGCTGGTCGGGATCGAAGGCGGTCATGAAGGAGGCCCAGTTCATGGTCTTCTTCAGCACGCCATCCATGAACGAGGCCGGCGTCGGCGCCGCGAGGCCGAAGGCCGGGTTCGAGTTCATTCCAACCGGCTGCAGCCGGGCGCCGGTGTCCTGGTTCAGCTTCAGCACACCCGCGAGGTTTCCGGCCGACGCGGTCGGGTAGCCGATGGACGGCATGTGCGGCGTCGCCGTCACCCAGAACGGCGCGCTGGTGATCATGAACTGGAACGTCTGCGCGTCCCAGGAGCAGGGGTTGCCATAAATCTTGAATTGCGTCCCGGCCGGGATGCTCAGCGAGCGGTTGATCTGATAGGTGCTGTGCGAGACAAAGTTGTCGGTCGAGGACAGGTTGGCGGTGATGTAGGTGCCCGCCGGCACGCCCGGCCCGGTGACGATCATCGGCGACAGAATCTGACTGCCGGGCATCCCCGCGGTGATCGTCAGGATGTTGCCGGCGATGCTCCCGACGGCGATCGGGTTTGGGGTGCCGTTGATCGGCAGGCCCAGGTAGCCGAGCGCCGCGCCGATCATCTGGGCGGCCATCGAGAACGAGGTCGCGGCGGCGAGCGTGATCGGCTGCGAGGTGTGGGACACGCCGTCGATCGGCAGGGTGATCGTGCTGTTGGGCGTGCAGGCCTGAAGCTGGGCCAGCGTCAGGGTCGGCAGTTGCGCCGAGCGCAGCCACGCCGGCAGCCAGGTGCTGCCGTAGCACGCCATCAGCAGCGCGCCGGGCCGCCTCGTGGCGTTGATGTCGGCCAGGAAATAGGTGCCGGCGAGCGCCGCGATGTAGCTGGTCGGACCGAAGAAGGTCTGCACCGCCGTCAAATTCGGGAACGAATAGACCTCGCCGAGCGGGATGTGGTTGTCCGTCGTGATCAGCAGGCCGAGCAGATCGAGCCCGACCCCGCCCGCGTTGAGGACGCTCGGAACGACGTTTACGATTTGACCAGCGGGGATCGCTGAGCCGCTCATGGCAGTCTCCTGTTGTGAAATTTCCGGGGGCGGCGCGGCGGGCGCGCGGGGTCAGTCGTGCGACGGCACGCGGGGTCAGTCGTGCGGCGTGACGCGGGGTCAGGCGTGCGGCGTGACGCGGGGGATCAGGAACAGATCGACCGGGATCAGGCCGAGGTCGAGTTCGTCGGCGAACTCCTGGCCGAGCGTGACGACGGTGTTGACCTGGAGGTGAAGGTCGACGATCCAGCGGTCTTCCCAGGTGGCCTCGGCGTTGGTGAACGCGGCCATGTGCGGGTCGTCGGCGTAGAGCGGCTGCATCTCGAACGGCGCGGCGGCCGCGGCGAGCAGTTGGCACCCGGCGTCGTCGCGCCAGGTCGTGGCCAGCGCCATCACGTTGCTACTCGACGCGGGGCCATGCACGTCGACCTGGAAAACGAAGTCCACCGGCTGGATCATCAGGTGCCGGCCGACATAGATCACGGTCCCCGCCGGGGCGCTCTGGGGCGGGGCCACGGTGTAGGTCCGGGGATCAGGGCCGGCGGCGGTGATGACGCTGCCACGGGCCACGCCGGGGCCGTACAGCGCGTAACCCGCCAGGAGCGCCGGGCCGGTGGTCACCGTCATGGTCTCGCCCGCGATCGAGCCGATCACCTTGAGGTCGAAGTCGGTGTCGCGGTTGGTCGACAGCCGCTCGCGGCGCAGCGGCGTCAGCACGCAGAAATCCGGCCCGATCGGCTCCGGCACCCGGTTGGCGTAGGCCCGGATGACCTCGACCCCGGCCGGCAGCAGGCCGAGCAGCACCGTCCGCGCGACGGTCAGGATTTCCGTGTCGCCGAGGTTGACCAGGGCCACCATCGGCTAGTCGTCATCCTCCTCGGCCACGGTCGCGAAACCGGGCACGGAGGCGTTCGGCGTGGTCACCAGCGCCGGTTGCTGGTCGCGCGCGCCGTAGTAGACGTCGCGGCCCCGTTTGGCGCCGTAGAGCGGTCGCGCGTCGTGGGCCACGCGCAGCGAGGCCGCCACCG